GGAGGCGCCGAAAAATGACACAGGGAGGCGCTCGTAAGTGCTTTAATTTATTAGGATAAATTTGGGGGTTGACGGTTTGGAGCTAATCAGTGCTACGAAATATGCGAAAAAAAGAGGCTGCGCGCCCGCCCTGATCTCTCAATGGTGCCGAGAGGGAAGACTCAAGGACGCCGCAGAAAAAGCCCCGGATGGTTGGCGCTGGCTTATAGACGCTGACAAGGCCGATGCCATCCTTGACTCCAGCCTTGACCCTGGCCAGAGAAAGCAGCCCGACGTAGACACTTCCGGAGAGCCGTCATTTAGAGACGCCCGCGCCCTTAAGGAACTATACGCCGCCAAGCTAAAGCGCTTAGAGTATGAGAAAAAGCGCAAGACGTTGGTTGAGGTTGAGGACGTTAAGCAAGAGTACTTTCAGGAAGCCCGCGCCCTCAGAGACGCTTTCCTTCAGATCCCAGATCGCCTGGCCGCAAGCCTCGCCACCATGACCGACGAGCATGAAGTATACCAAACGCTTCGAGATGAGTTAAACGCCATTCTCGCGAGGCTATCCGATGCTTGATAGCCGCGCCATATTTCGCCAAGCTTGGCGCGATGGATTAACGCCAGATCCAGATATGCTCCTTTCCGATTGGGCCGACGCTCATAGAATGCTGCCCAAGGAGGCGAGCAAGGAGCCGGGGCCATATCGGTGCGAGCGCACGCCGTATCTTGTCGAACCGATGGACACCTTAAGCCCGATGGACCCGACAAACCATGTTGTCGTGATCAAGGGCACGCAGTTAGGCTGGACCACGATCGGAGAAAACTTGCTCTTCATGGTTGCGCATCTCTACCCAGCGCCTTGCCTTGTCCTATTGCCCACCTTGGACTTGCTAAAACGCTTCTCGCAAAACCGCATATCACCAGCGCTCAAGGAGATGCAATGCTTGAAGAGCAAGATAGCTCCACCACGCAAGCGAGACAGCGGAAACACTGTGGACACCAAGCGCTTCCCTGGCGGCTTTTGGCGCTTCGCAACTTCCAACAGCGCGCCCGCCCTCCGCTCAGATCCTATCCGATTTCTTATCCTTGATGACAGAGACGGTTTTGACATCGATGTCAATGGGGAGGGCGAACCGGGGAACATTGCCAAGCGTAGGACAGACACCTTTGCACGCTCGAAAAAGATATACGAGAACTCAACCCCAACGGACAAGCAGACATCTAGAATACTTCGCTCTTGGGAGATCTCATCACAGGCTGAGTATTATATCCCCTGCCCTATTTGTTCCAAGCACTTCAAAATGGGAAAGAGCAATTGGGAACAAATGAAGTTCAAAATTTCATCCGATGGCACAATAGACCCTACTTCGGTATATTGGGAGTGTGAGCATTGCAAGGGCGCTATCCACGAGCACCACAAAACGGAGATTCTTCGTCAGGGCTATTGGTTGCACTCATACCCAACGAGGCCGATAAAAGGGTTTAAGCTTCCCTCGCTATATTCCCCGATAGGCTGGCTATCATGGGTGCAAGTGTGTCAAGAGTATATCGAGGCCGTGGCCGATCTTAAAGCACATGACCCGAGCGCCATGAAGACTTGGGAAAATACCCGAATGGCTGAAGCCTGGGAAGAAAAGCTAAAGGGCGCTGAGGCTATGGGGTTATACAACAGGCGCGAGGATTACGGGCCAACGGTGCCAATGGGGGGCTTGGTTTTGACCGCTGCCGTTGACGTCCAAGACGACCGGTTAGAAGTGGGCGTTATCGCCTGGGGTAAAGGCTATGAGAACTGGGGCATAGACTATCAAACGCTCGAAGGATCGACAGTCAAGCGTGAAGTGTGGGCAAAACTCCACGAATATTTGCAAAAGAGATTTGAGCACGAGAGCGGCATCAAGCTCAAGATACAAATGACCGCCATTGACAGTGGGTACAATACCGAGGAAGTATACTCATTCTGTGGGCCAAGGCGCGCCACGGGTGTCATTGCCGTTAAGGGGGCGACGCCGACATCCGTGGCCGCGCTACCGATTGTCGGCCCTCCAAAAGAGGCCGATTATGGCGCTATCAGATACCCGGTTGGCACCAATGCAGCTAAAGACGCTTGGGCGCGCTGGCTAACAGTAACCGAGGCCGGCCCCAAGGCTTGTCATTTTCCCTCTTACTTTCCGCCTGAGTTTTTTGGTATGCTAACAGCCGAGAAGGTGAGAACGCGCATCGTAAAGGGATATAGCGTGCGCGAGTGGGTGCTGGTTAATAGCCACGCACGCAATGAGGCCTTGGACATTTGGGTTTATAACCTGGCAGCCATTAAGATTTTAAGGCCGAACTTTACAGCCATTGAAAGGAAAATTGCAAGTATGCGGCAATCAGATCCCGATGAGCCTGAAAAAAAAGAAAAGCCAAAAGCCATAAAACGCAAGCGCACCAAGCGAAAAAGGAAACACCGTGGCGGCAATGCTTGGGGGGGGTAAACAATGGCGAGAACGTTAGCCGATGAAAGAAAATACTGCGAGGATATGATTGAGGCATTAAGCGCCACGCTCGAAGGGCGCGCCGGATCTGATATCACTCAATATCAAGTCGGAGGGCAGTTGATTACTAAAATGCCTGTTAAAGACTTGATCTACTACCGGGGCTATTTTACCTCAAGGTTACAACAAATTAAGCAACGCGAGCGAGCGCAAAAAGGACAAGCAACAGGCCGCTTGATTCGGTGCAAATTTTGAAGAGCAAATTTTATGGAGGGGTTGACCTAACGCCCCAGATAAAGCCAAGGGTAAAGAAGCTACGCAAGCGCCGATACGATGGCGCGACAATTGACCGTTTCTCCTCCGATTGGGTAGCAGGTCAAAGCCGCTCGCCATCCTTTGAGATCCTGCCATATCTGACAACCATGATAACGCGCTCTCGTGATCTGGCACAGAATAACGACTATGTGAAAGGCTTTATAAAGCGCGTTAAAACCCAGCTAATACCCGCTCATGGCAGGCACCAAGGCATGAGACTCCAATCAAGGGCTATGGATAATGGCGAACTTTTAGAGCAAGAAAACGCCACCATCGAGGCCGCGTGGAGTCGTTTTTCAAGGCTTGGCCATTGCGACGTAACACGCCTAATGACTATGGCCGACATTATAGCCATAGCAGCGCAAACGCTCGTTAGAGATGGCGCTGTTTTTGTCCGGAGGTTAACGGGCTTCGGTAATGATGACTACTTTGCGGTACAGCTCCTGGAAGTGGATTACCTCGATTTTGAGCTAACACTTGACCTTGGGGGCGGGCGTAAAATCATTGGAGGGGTTGAGCTTGATGAATGGGGCGCGCCGGTCAACTATTATTTTCTGCAAAATCATCCTGGCTCAAGCCTCCAGGGGTATAAACGAGACGCGCACAAGATAATCCCAGCGCGAGAACTTATCTATCTTGGCGTTCAAGACGCGCCCGAGCAATACCACTACGCGCCGTGGTTTCATGCCTCGCTTATACGCATGAGGATGCTTGGAAAGTATGAAGAGTCAGAAGCCATAGCCTCCAGAATAGCCGCCAATAAGATGGGGTTTTATACGACACAGGAGGGTGTAAGCTATACTGGCGACGACTTGACCGACATCGACACAGACGAAGTGTTAGAGGATGAGGGGCCGGACTTCTTAACCCAAGCCGAACCGGGCGTACTTGAAGAATTACCTCCTGGCGTTGGTTTCGCTACATTTGACCCGCAGCATCCCTCTAAAACTTTCGCCGATTTCTGCCGGCATATGTTGAGAGGCGTAAGCGCTGGACAGAATGTCTCATACATTAATTTTGCAAGCGATCTAAGAGAGGCTAATTTTGCAAGCATGAGGCAGGGAGAGCTCTCCGAGCGTGATATGTGGATGTTGTTTCAGGCGTGGATAGGCTACCGGCTGATGAATGAAATTTTTGAGCCATGGCTATTGATCCAAATGCTATCTGGCCGCTTGCCATACAGGGTTGAAGACTTCGGCAAGCTAAACCGCCCTTACTGGCAGGGTAAGCGCTGGGCGTGGATTGATCCATTGAAGGATGCCAAGGCCGCTGACGTTGCCATCACTAATCGAACCAAGACGCCTGGCGACGTAATAGAAGAGGGCGGAGGAGACTTTGACGAAACAATGGCAAAATGGAAAAGACAATTGCCAGTGTTAAATGAATTATTCGGAGGAAACTATGAAACTAATGACTCGAAAGGTCAGTCTTAACAGGCCGAAGACCTTAAACGCCGACGCCCGAAGCGTTGAAGTTGTCGGAGCTACTCAAGCGCCAGTTAGGGTTTGGGACTGGGATAGAGGGGCAATTGATGAAGTGCTCCTGATAAAGGGCGTACAATTGCCAAAAACAAAGCAAGTACCCTTGCTCGATAGCCATAACCGATGGGATACAGAGGATGTAATTGGCTCATATCGCGACATAAAAAAGAGTGGTGAAGAGCTTACGGGCACGGTGTTTTTCAGCGAACTAGCGGAGAAACAGTGGAAACTTGTTAATGAAGGGCACTTGACAGACTTCTCAGTTGGGTACGTAAGAGAAGAAAAGCGCTGGCTCGATGAGGGTGAAAAGTGGAAAACAGGGGGGCAAGAGTTTAACGGCCCTCTCATGGTTGTTACTAAATGGACACTAAAGGAGCTTTCAGCATGTCCTATCGGGGCCGACGCTGGCGCTAAAGCCAGAGCGGAGCCGGCAGGCATTGACAAGCGGATAGACGACAAACTTAAACAAGCGCTAAAAGAGCGCGGGGAGGAAAAAATGAAACCTGAAGACAAAGAGACAAGAGACACTCCGGTTGTCGATGTTGACCAAGTGAAAGCGACGGCCATAGAAAACGAGCGGGCACGAATCGCAGAGATTAACGCCATCGAGAGCGCTTGCTCAGATAGCGCGAACCTTCGAGAGGCCGCAGACAAAGCAATAGCCAACGGCGACGATGCAGAGAGCTTCCGGAGAACAGCGTTCGAGGAAGTACTCCGGCAGAACGACGCCAAGCCTGTTGAGAAGAAAAACGCCGACATTGGTATGTCGCGAAAGGAGATCGAGGGCTATTCCATCCTTCGGGCCATCGCTGCCCACGCGGATAAGGACTGGAGCAACGCTGGCCTTGAGCGCGAGGCATCGCAAGCTGCAGAGAAAGAGCTTAAACGCTCGCCAAGGGGCTTTTTCATCCCGAGCGACGTGCTGACAGCGCGGAATCCATTCGGGCACTATAGCGAGCGCGAATTATCAACGCTCAACACTGGCCAATACCTCGTTGATACAGATGTCCTTTACAGCTCATTTATTGAGTTGCTGGAAAACCGGATGCTTGTACGGCAATTGGGCGCTACTGTACTTACTGGCTTGGTTGGTGACATCGCCATCCCGAAAGAGACTGGCGCACCAACAATGTATTGGATCGGCGAAAACAAGGACATAGACGCAGAGAGCGCGCCGACCCTTGGCCAGATTGGATTTACTCCGAAGACCGGCGCGGCATACACGGACTTGAGCCGGAAGCTCATCCTTCAATCGAGCATCTCCGTTGAGGCATACACGAGGATGAGACTTCAAAAGACCGTGGCTCTGGGTATCGACTACGCCGCGCTGCACGGTACGGGGTTGGAGAATATGCCGCGAGGAATTGAGCATACACCTGGAATCAATACCGTTGCCATAGGTGCCAACGGTGGCGCTATGACATGGGCCAAGGCCGTCGAGTTTGAGACGAGCGTTTCCGCTGACAACGCTGATATTGGTACAATGAACTTCCTGACCAACGCCCGAGCGCGTGGCCACATGAAGACCACTGCCAAAGAGAGCGGATACCCGGTCTATATCTGGGAGGGAATGCAGGTCAACGGATATAACGCCTTTGTTTCCAATCAGGTGAGGGGCGATTATGCCAAGGGCACGCATACCGATGAGGATTTGTGCGCGGCTTTCTTTGGCAATTGGGCACAGTTGATTATCGCTCAATGGTCAGGGATGGATGTCTTGACAGATCCCTATACCCTGGCGACAAGCGGCCAAGTGCGGGTGCTGCTTTTCACCGACGTTGACACCAACGTATCACAGCCAACCGCTTTCGCCTTCTGTAGCGATATCGAAGCTGACTAAAAAAAACTGGGGGCGCTATGCCCCCATAAAAAGGAGGTAATAAAATGCCGACAATCAGAGAATTAAGCGGGAATGTAGATCCGAGAACGCTTTACTGTGACACGCCCTCAGCGGCCTTTCTTGGCGCGGCGCTGACTATCCCAAAAGGTGCCTATGGTATTATGTATGGAATTGTAGCCGGGGCTGATGACGAAGCCGTTGTCGCCAAGGTTACAGAGTGTGACACCGTTGGTGGAACATATACTGACATCACTGGCGCGACGTTTGCGCTTGATGACACCTTGACCGGAAGCTCTCGCCTTTACACTTGTTTTGTTAAGTCAAATCAAGAGTTTCAAAAGGTATCGGTGTCGAGCACGCCAACAGGCGGCCTTGAATACGTTGTCTTCGCGCTCATTCATGGTCAGAAAGAAGTGCCAGTCTAATGGCAATCAATATTCAATCTATGGTTGATGCCGACACGGCTGCTATTATTGGCTCTGGTGGTGAAGTGGCAGAGGAGATCGCTTACAATGCCGCCACCATCTGGGCCATAGTCGTGCGAAACAAGGAGATTGAGAAACAAGTTGGCTTGGTGATATCAGACGCCACGGTCTATGCCAAAAAGTCAGATATCGCCAATCCTTCCG